CAGTAAATGTGAGCGTATTGCTAGCAGTAAGTGTCTTACCATCCGCTACGGTAAGCGTAGACCCCGTAGCCGGTGCAGTAATAGTGACCTTGTTGTACTTGCCTGCTGTGATGTCGCCCGTGGAGTCAGCAATCGTGGCGGCTGAATTCTGTATTAACTTACCCGATGTACCGTCATACCGAGCAATAGCATTGTCAGTCGCAGACGCAGGGCCATTCATACCTGCAAACGCGTAGTCCGATCCATTCCAGTAAACAACCGCTGCTGCACCAGCAGTGATCGTTACACCTGTGGTCGCAGAAGCCTTGATAACAACACTGCCATCCGATGCGTTGTTAACTAAATACCAGCTACGGCTAGCAGATCCGCCCGGCGCAATAACATTTCTTGATGTACCAGGAGTACCAGTGACATTTAGGATTGCATAACGTGCTTGGTTACTTGCCGATCCATCACCGTTCGTTAGCGTGATATTTCCTGATGTAACATCTAGCGTTACTGACCCGGCGATTGCAACATCAACTGGCGACGTAAGCGCATCGTTGATGGTTGTACCCCAAGTGCCATCCTCTGTGCCATTAACAGGCTGGGCTAACTTAAGTAGTGTTGTGTAATTGATGGTCATGCTGTCACCACCCGAGTCCAAGTTGTAGTCACACCCGGGCTAATTGACGCCCATGTTGTTGTCACGCCGGGAGTGATCTGTGTCCACATGTTATGCAATCCTTAGTACAGCATTTGTTGCGTCTGCCGCCGGGAAGGTAACCACAAGATTCTGTGATGACTTGGTGATATTCACACCAAAGTTTAATACCGCAACCGAACGATTACCATTGGTTGAGTTATAAATTAATGCGCCATTGGTCGTCAATGTCACGTTTGTGAATGTTGCCGTGTCAAAAGACCAATACGCAGTAGTTCCTTGAAAGTCTGGCGTAATGTTTGTGAGGACAATTCCCCCTGCGGTATAGTTGGTTCCACTGGATTCACCCGCTGCTGTGTAAGCAGTCGTTGAGGCACCAAGATCCGCGTTGGCGGTGTATAAGGCCAGTTTAAACACATCACCAGTCCCCGTTGTAAAGTTATGCAAACCTTGCGCTAACTCTACTTTGAAGCTGGTTGTTAGTGTTTGAATGATTGCCATTACACCACCTTATCCCGAACCTGACCAGACCTGTAAGCATCCATCCGTTCAAGACCATCACCAAGACGTTTGGCAAGAATAAGAGATTCTTTATATCTATTTGTTACGTTTTGGATAATATCAGGCTCACCCTTCAAAAAGGTGTAAGCCTCTATCAAGCATCCATATAACAAGACTGAATCAAAGTTATCACCAAGCCATGTTGTTGTTGTACTGGTATCGCCAAGCCCAATAGACGTTGGGTAGTAGAAGTAATGAAGTTCTACTGAATACGCATAGTTTGGCGTAGGCCCAAGCATAAATACCAACTCCTTGGTATTTGTTGGGAAATCTGTGCCGAACAAAGCATAACAATAAGGTCGGCCCGTATTACCCGCACCAAGAGGTATGGGGAAAGACTCCCGTATAAAGTTAACGTCCTTGTTTAGCAAGTAATAATACGATCCATCTGTATCAATTACCGCCAATGAATAGGGCGCAAGGAAGTCGTCGGGGCACTGAAGGTACTGATTATTTAGCGTACAAACAGCCGTCACGTTCTTGCGAAGTGATGGGAACTGTACGGTGTTGAAGATGCGTTGTTCAGCTTGTTGTGCAAACGTCTGAAGTGACGTCGTATCAAACGTCGTTTCACAATAATCCTGTATCGCAGTCTTAAGTTCGCCCCAATTCATGACGGCTCCTTAAGCCATTGGCCCTCGGCACATCGTACCTTTAGTTGCAGCACCGGCACCACGCATCTTAATACCAGTAGTCTTTACCTGATTGTTAGGATTCATGGCTACACCATGAGTTGGTTGCCAATCCTTGGGCATGTTGTATGGCATTTCTTTGCCCGGATTTGGTGAAGCTACCACCTTAGCCCCGGTCATCGTATGCGGCTCGGCATAAGTGGATGCTGGACCCACTTCTTTGCCGCCCATCTTCATGGAGTATTTAGCCATTACTTGCCCCTTTGATTTGCAACCCGTGCAAGGTTACGCCCTTCACGGCGCATCATTTCAGAGGTAGGACCGCCCTTCCTCATTTTCTTAACATCAGGATCAGGGTGTGCTCCCTTGCCTTTTGCCATATGCTTTTTAAGTGCTTCCATTGCTTTCATGTCAACTCCTATGAGACAGTGACACTGTTTAAAAGAGCTTGCCCCACTAAATGATTAGGGGTCAAATCATAATCGTAGGATCGGGAACCACCAACAGGATTGAAGCCCCACTCAATCACACGGCTTCCTTCAGAGGGAACCCCCGTGTATAACGGGCTAGGTCCGACATCGTTGTTAGTCTGCATCCCGTTGTATCCTGACTGATAGTATGAGTTGGAATCGGGACGTGGATTCCGAACTGCTTGCGGGTCATTAACCGGATACATCCCCAATTGCAACTGAGGTTGATCAGGTTCCCAGCAAGTAGGACACACCAGTATATTGACATTTTTTGTCTTAATTGTCAGCGGTTTTAGCTGTTTTAGTTTGTAGCGAAACCCGCACCTGTCACATTGCGATATCGCATACTTACCACTGGCAAACTGATTAGGCATTGCCGCCAGTTCCTAAGAAACTTTGGCGTGGTACAAAACGGATCGGGGCTTTCTCCCGATCCTCGTCAGCGGCAAACTGCCATGCCTCATCATACTGGGCCTTCAGCATGGGCATACGTTCCATTGCTTGGGGGATTTTCATGGACAGTTTATAGGCTAGTCCTGAGATCAATGCTTCTTGGAAGCGGAAAGGGATGTCTTCAACATTTACCCCATTGCCAGCGTCCTGAAGCCTTCGTAGTCGCCAATAGATCAGGTAGTAATAAGGTGAGGTCACCGATCCCTGATCAGGCGCAGGCCATACCGTCACATTTGGGAACTTCGTATTCGTGACCGTATCGCCCGACGTATGAGACGCAGCCGTCGTGTTATTTTGGCCGCGCACCACATTGTTAAGCGTTGCATATGCCGAAGTTCCAGTTGCAATATTCTCAGCTTGTGTGGTGGTTCCATAGTAGTACACCGTCTCAGTACCAATGTTTGCATACCCTGCATAAGGAACCTGAGCAAGGCTGGACATTGGAATGGTTGTGACTGTGGAATTAATCGTTGCAGCTAAAGTGCCGGTAAAGGTATAGGTCTGCCCACCCTGCCGGTCAATGTAGATCTGAATAGGTCTGCCTGTTGCCAGCTTATTAGGAATGGTGGAGTAAGTACTGACCGATATCCGGGAGATGTTGATGTCTGTCTGATTTGTTCCAGTGCCGGTACGAATGATGGTTTCAACCAGATCCACCGTATTGATAGGCAACGGGTAAGTAATCTGGTTAGCCATCAGCATGATGGACCCCTGTTCTAAAGTCCAGAGGTTAATCCCACGGTTGGCCCACTCTGAAAGCATCAGGTTTAAACTTCGCCTTGCCGTTCTTAGGTCATAGCCTGACCGAAGCTCTTGGCCGCAACGCTCAAAAGCTTCTTCCACAATCTCATTGAGATTGGGATTGAATGTGGTAAGTCCGGTTGTACTCATTTACCTACCTTCCGAAATGGGGCCACCTTTTTGGCAATACCTTTTGGCTGTGAAACAAACTGAAGCCCTTTTGACTTTCCCGCCCTTTTTGCTCGGGTGGTTGCTGCATACTCTGCTGGTGAAAGAGATTTAATCGCCGCCTCTGGGAGATAGCGCTCCCCAGTATCTGATGACCTCTTGCCACTTTTAGTTTTCCAATTTTGTTGAGTCCAAGCTTTCAGAGATTGTTGCGGGGCTTTCATGATGTATACCCGCCACCTTTTTCTTTGTACCGCTTTGCTAATAGCTGTGCCTTTCTGGCCGACCATTGTCCTGCTGCTGTACCTTGCACCGCAGCATTTTTAATTTGATTAAACAAACGCTTACGCATAGATGGTTTTGTATAGTTACCAGCAGCATTAACCGACCCACCTTCTTTGAACTGTTCAAAGTCGGTATCGTCCCGGCGTTTCTTAATCTTTGCCTTGGGCATCTTAGATGGGTTGATTGCGCCCATACCTCGGGATGGCATCATTTTGTTGCTCCTGACATGATTCCTACATCTGCCATAGGGCCAGTAGCCCGAGTGTACTCCGGTGGCGGAAGATTGAATATCCCATATAACTCTGGTGGTGGCACGTCCGGCTGACCGTAATCCACATAAGTTGTCCCGTCCGACGTGAATGTCGGGAAGAATGGGATGAAAGGAATATTTGGCGGTGTTTTAGGTGGCGTTACTGGTTTCGTTGGCGTGGTAGGTGTAGTGGGTGTAGTTGGCGTAGTCGGGGTAAGTATGGTGTCAATAATACTTTGCTCAACCGGCTTAAAGATAAACTCACCCGGGGGTACAGAGGGGGCTACCGGTATTACCGGAGCTTCCGGCATGGTTGGTTGTACATCAGTAACCGTTTTATCCGAAAAGTCTTTTTCAGGAGTTACAACATTAACAGGAAGGTCTGAAACAACATTTGTATTTCCTGTGACAATGTTATTTGTAACCTGAGCGTTTTGATTGGCCGCCGTACTTGCCTGTTGAGCTACCGTTGTATTGCCAGTTATTGCAGCATTATTTGCAACTGTTGCGTTTTGTGTAGCATTTTGTGCTGCTTGTGCAGCCGTTTGTGCAGCCGTTTGTGCCGCCGTTGTTACAGTCGGTGATACTTGCCCCGATGTTGCTAGAGACGAAGCAGCCTGAGATGCATTTTGTGCATTTTGACTTGCAACTGACGCGGCACTTGTTGCTTGTTGTGCGGCCAACGATGCGGCTGTATCTATCGTACCTTGTGCAGCGTTGGTTACGGTTGTGTCAACAATTGGAGCCTGAACCGTTGCGCCTGATAATGGGGCTGTAATAGTAGGTTGGTTCCCAACAGGAAGAGTAGAGGCGACACCTGTACTTGAATCAACAGGTATTTGACCGGTTGGCAACGTGGAAACAATGCCGGTGTCCGTAATGGTTGGCCCTGCTAGGGACTGACCCTGATCTACTGGAAGTGTAGATCCTATATCAGTTTGATCGGAAGAAGCGGGAACCGTTCCTGTAGGCACTGTAACGCTTGGCTGGTCTATATTAATTATCTCTGGCAACCCAACCCCAGTAGATGACAAATCTACGGCATCTCCAATTTGGACAGGACCGATTGTTGTTGTGTCCACCACGGTTGCCCCACCCGGGGTTTGGACAATTGCTAAATTGTTTGTCGGATCACTTGAAATAACTACTTGCTCGCCGGTTTGCGGGGATAGAATTGGAGAATTAGCAGCAAGCCTTGTGGCTTCGTCAATCGTGATGTCGCCACGGCTCCAAGCATTTGATGCTGCAAATGCACCACTACCTAAGCCTAATGTTGTATTAGTTGCGATGAAGACTGTCTTTAATTGATCTGCTATCAGACTTGATAACTGATCAATAGTTTGTGGTGTAGATGATGTGATTCCATGAATTTGATCATTAGCAAGATTCAATACTGTTGTGACAATTTCAGAACCTTGTTCTATAGCATTAGCCTTACCCCACGCTACAGCAGCATCTTTTATTTGAGATGCAGTTGGATTGAGAGGAAGTTCGCTAAAATATTTGCCAAGACTTTTTGCGGCAGGTAGCAAACCAAACTTGTCACCAAGATATTCTCCGGTATATTCAGCCACGCCCGTTAGAAGAGTTCTTGTCGCATTGTCTTGATAAGAAAGGCCACGATCCTGACCATCTCGGAAAGTTTCATTCATTGCATCTATGGTTGGGCCTAGAGCCGCTGCCCAAGGTGTCCCGCCAGATAACAACAAAGATAGTCCAGACTTAATACCGGAAGATATTCCTGCCGTCATAGCGGCATCTGGGCTTGTGCTTAAAATAGAATTAGCGGATGTCCTAGCATCTACCGATGCTTGTTTTAAAGTATCAGCAAGCTCTGTTTGCCCGATACCTCTAGTCAGCCCTTCGGCTAATGTTGCAAACGTACTACCCAATGAAGTTGCGGTATGCCCAAACCCGGCAAGCACTGAATTGTCACCAGCGGTATAGGATGATGATGGCGCTCTATAAACCTCACCGCTAGGCGATTTAAACGCATTAGCTACAACTCCGGCTCGGGTTGACATATCGCTAGCTCTTGCAGCAGCGACGTTATATACAGACGGATCTAAGTTATTTGCGGTCCCTGTTTTATTAATTAATTCATTAGCCGCGATAACATAACTGCGGTAATCCTCTGGGTCTTTACCAGTCGCGCCAACAGGTTGACCAGTCTTTGTGCTAAATAACTCGCCACCATAATTAAATGTCGCATTAGGGCCGTACAACTCTTTTGCGGCGGCAAGAGCATTGGCATACGTTTTTTGATTCCCTATGAGCGTGGCTTCAAGCCTTGCCATGTCATAACCTTGGTAATCTAAAGCGCCTGCCGCTCTAGCTTCAAGGAAACGCTGTACAGCTTCTACACCTTCAAATTGCGTAGCACCCGACGCGATAGCCTGAGCCGCTTTAATTGCTGAGTCATAACCTAAGAACTCATCAATAACATTTGGGGTGGTAATGCTCGGAGACGTATCAAGACCCGTACCCCCCGGAATCGTATCTAGTACTGCTGGGCTAACTGTGTCTTGTCCAGCGCCTATGACGGTATCTATACCTGCCCCCGGCAATGTATCTGTACCGATTGCTGCTACCGTATCCTGTCCTTGTAGCTGCCTGACTTGATCTTCGTTGAACGCCCCGAGATCTACAGCCTGACCTGTTTGGATATTCGTTGTTCCTGAAGCTGCTTCTAAACCTAACCCATCAAACACACCTTTATTTTGTATTACAAAATTAACTGCCGTTTGTGGGTTAAGCAAAGCTTGTAGGTTTTTGCCTTGAGACAAGACTGTGTCTAAAACCAGCTTAGTTTGCGCTGCGTTTAAACCTGTTGCATCTTGCAGGGCTTTAGATGCCGTAGGCGATACTCCGGCTGTAAATACCTGGAGGGGATCTATGTCTCCTTTCGCTACAAGCTGAGTGACAGCATTCCCCACCGCTCTATCTATGCCCGGAGGTAGGTTCAACCCTGATAAAGCACTGTTCACTGCATTAGATGCTATTTGACCTAATACAGGTGCTACACCACCAGTTATGAACCCTTTGCCAAAATCACCTCCAGAAGCTTCGGATAAGGTGCCGTTATAAACACCATTGACAACTATCTGTGCGGCGTAAGGTGCAATAGAAGCTGGTATACCTGCTGACATAAGAGTGCCGGTTAAGCCTGTTCCTGCAATTGCCTCTCCGCCTAATGCTGCAAGTTCTACACCACCTACAACCCCGCCGATAAGTTCTGGCAAAAGATATGGCGCGGCGATAGCAGCAACAATAGCCAAAGGCATCGCGTATTCTTTGGCACCATATTTTTCTTCCCAATTGCTGGTGACGCCAACACCACCTTGAGAGGGTGCTAGAAAATAGCCAGTAGAACCATTCCCTTCGCCTTCAGATCCAAATCGCCACATGCCGTTATTAACTGACTGAGGTACGGCCTGAAGTTCTTTTCCTGTTGCCTTGTCAAAATAAACAACGTAATTGGTAGCTTGGTCGCCCTCTGTAGCACGGAAATCATCTTTTTCCGTAGCTACATTTCCGCTATATATATCTCTTGTTTCAACGCGGGTTCCTATTTGGGTTAGGTCTTTAATTCCAAGAGATGTTAAATACTCCGTCATCTTGTCGGCATGGTGTTCCCATCCCGAGTTTTTATCCCAAGTTCCTGACTTTGTCCCGCCGCTTGTGATTTGATTAAGTTGGAACTCCAGCCTTTCTGCCGGTGTTCTGTTCATATCTGTTTGGGTGTCTTGCAGCGTCTTAACGAATGACTCTTGTTTATCAGGTGCCGCAAGATACTTGGCTACCTCATTGAACGGTATGTTGTTATCTTTAGCAAAGGTGACGATCTCGGTGTAATCCAACCGATTGTCACTCTTCTCTAGTGCGTTTAAACCTGATGTGATAAACGTATCCCGGCGATAAGCGCCAAGATCTCTTGCTGGTACACCCAGGAGTGTTTCAGCTTGTGCGTCTGTCAGTTTATTTATGTCTACAAAGTTAGCAACATCCGCAACCGTAGGCTTCTTATCCCCAAGGCCCGTTACAAAATCACTGTACGTTTCCCGTATAGCACGTTGTTCCGGGGTAAATTTCTTTTCATTAGTCAGGGACGCTGCAAGGGCTTCTTGCCCTGCACCAAAGTATTGTTTTACAAATTGATCGATGGTCATGCCAGAGCCATCTACGACATCAAGTATTTCACTAAGTGATAGCTTTCCGTCGTCTGCTTTTTCTTGGTTTAATTGTCCTGTTATTTTTGTATCAGTACGGTAACCGGCTAACTCATTGGCCGGTATACCAAACAAGCTAGAAGCTTGTGCGTCTGTTAACTTTTTGTCGGCAAGATAATCTGAAATTTTGCTGTAAGTTAACGGGTTATCTTTGTTAAACGTGCTGGCAAATGCGTTGTAATCGTCTCTTAAGTCGCGCTGCTCAGGCGTGAAATTGGCCTCAGACTTAAGTCCTGTTAATAGGTCGGTCTTGCCCTGACCAAAATACCGTGTGACAAAGTCCTCTATGGTCATTCCAGACGCTTCAATTTCATCCAGAATTTCGTTGTAAGTTAACCCGCCAGCTTCTTTTTGCTTAAGCGAACCAATAATGGCGTTATCGGTGTCTAAGGTCTTAAGCTCTGATGCTGTTTTTTTCGCATCTATACCCAGCAAGTCAGAAAGACCGGCTTCAGGGTTGATGCCAGATTTCCTAAGCGAGTCTGCAAAAGAACTAAGATTAGACTCTACGGTTTCCTTAAACTTATCAGGCGTTTGACCGAAGAACTTTGCTAGGTTTTCTAAACCAATGCCCTTAGTGATAGCTTCTTTTAAAGCA